TGGCCCTGTATACACTACACGCACAGCAGAAGATCTGATCAAGGATGGTGCTCTTGCAAAGCCCATCATTCAGATTGTGGATAACACTCCAGTCTCATCTGTGCCTGACGACCTTTCCTACCTTGAGATATACGAAGAGTATATCGTAAACTGTGACAGGCGCAACGACAAGATCAAGACAATTGTATCAAAAGTATACCAGTCTAACCCTAAGGCTAAGATCCTCATACTTGTAAAGAACTTGCAACATGTAGAAAACTTACAACAGAGAATCGACAACTGCTACACTATTGAGGGTAAAGATGATATCGACAGTAGATATGATATCATTAACAAATTTGTAAAGGATGATAAACCTGCTACAATTGTAGGAACAAACGTCATGCAGACTGGTATCAGTATTGACGAGATCAGTCATATGATCAATGCTAGAGGATTATCTGGTGAAGTTCCGACATTGCAGGGTTTAGGTCGAGGTATTCGTAAAGCGAAGGGAAAAGACGAGATGTATTTCTACGACTTCTACGACCGTATGCCATACCTTGAGAATCACTCCAAGCAAAGAATACACCACTACGAAACATTAAAGTTTGAGGTTCACAATGTCAGATTCTGAGATACTAACTAAAGAAGCACAAGTTGATACAATCAACAAGATTACAAAAGATCAGCAAAACATGATTGATGCCTGCGTAGATACGCTCAAGGCAATCAAGGACGGTGACAAGATTTCAGAGGCTACGTTACGTAATCTGAACAGCGTCATGAGAGAGTTAGATTCCCTGCGTGAGTTATTCTATACTCGACTGTTCAATTCTCTTAAGCGTGGTGATATGCTTTTAGGTTAAGAGAGTCTGAGTATTCTAAGGGTTGTACCATCCGTAAGTAAGTTTACAGAAGAATTGGGGGTTACCTTAACCGCTATCAGGCTCCCAGCACCAGCACTTATTATGCTAGTGATATGGGCTGTACTTTTGGACGTAGATCCATAACTATAAGAAACAGATTCAGATATATCAGTAAATCCAGACTCACCAGTATCATAAGCTAAGAGACAGTTTGTTGTGTAGGCTCCGGTCCCTGATGTCGTTACCGCACAATCAATTTGATAATCTCCAGCAGTATTAAAAGTTACACCACTAGAATTCAGCTCTGCACCAATTGTAATATCCGAGTTTGCTTGATCAACTGCATTGGTTGAAGTAACAGACCATCTAGGGTAGCTACTATTTTCACCGGCTATTGTAACGCTATTAGTGTTGTAAGCTAATATACGACTAGGGTTTACAAAACTAATTCCAGCATTTGTTAATACTTGATTTATTGATTGGATTCCTGGGCGTGCAGGGCTTCCTTCGAAATACACCATCGAACCAGATGCACCTGAAAGACTTGAAACAGCCGATGCACCATTTGTGATAACCACGGAGTTAGCATCAACGTTTGCAAACTTAGCACTAGCAGATGTTATTGTGGTAGCACCAAGTGTTAAGGTATTGGGTATATCGTTCGCTCTTCCAACACCCGTAACTTTTATTTTAGCTCCTGGTGTCGCTTTTAACAGAACTCCTACGTTCTGAATAAGGTGACTTGATTCCGTTGGTTTGATCGCTGTTAAACTTCCAGAGGTAGTAGGAGAAACATATAAAACGTCTCCAACATTAGGAGATCCATCAATAGTCAGTGAATTGTCAACATCTGCTGTTCCAAAAGTTACTGCAAGTCCGGTCTCATCTGTAAGTATGTTGGAGTAAACAACACCTATAGAAGGCATTGTGTTTGGAGAATCTGCTCTGGCTAAACTAACTTCAGCTTGATCTCCTTGAAAATTAAAAATATGAACAACTTGACCTGCTTTAAGTTCTGACCCTGATCGGTTTTTTACCCTAATATACTGCTCATCTTCATATGCGTTTACCCAATTAGTTCCATTCCATTGAAGGTGCTGTGGTAACAAACCATCACCCTCACCTGTGTCCCCTCCTAATTTGTCAAATGATATACCACTAAGGCTGCTGAGATAAAGATCGACAGTCGGGCCTGTATCGCCATTAACACTGGTTACACCACCTCCACCTCCACCACCTGTTGGAATTGTGGATGGACACCATTCAGAACCGCTCCAAACTAGAGCTTGACCTGTCCCTGGCTCATCGACACATACATCCCCTACATCGCTGAGGTTAAGCTGAAACTCAATCAGACCCTCTGCATTGTTAGTAGTGTCGTTATATCTAAGCGCAAGAGGTATTTTGTTGTAACCCATTTACGCCTCCTTACGTCTTGTATTGCTCAGGATCTTCCTCTTCCTCATCTTCGTCTTCTTCTTCTTCTTCTTCTTCGTCTTCAAAGTCTCCTTCAAGCTCTTCCTCACCCTCTTCTTCATCAGGCTTAATGTCAGCTAACAAATCTTCGAGTTTAGAGAGAAGAGAAGTTAAGTCATCTTGCTCCATTTCTTCAGGCTCTTCTTCGCCTTCATCTTCCATGGGCTCCTCTTCACCCTCAGGCTCTTCCTCAGGCATTTCTTCGCCACCTTCAGCAGCAGCCTCTTCATCAGCGACTTCACCCTTCACTTCTTCAGCGGCTTGCTCGGCGTCCATATTAGGCTCCCCCATGCCAGCTTCTTGATCGCTGTCCATATCATCAGGACTACCTAAAGGCTCCTCAGGACCTTCCTCATCGCCTTCCATATCCTGACCATGATCTTGGACTTGATCGGCAGCAGTTTCAACAGCAGGGACAAGCATCTTTAACACATCGCCGATCTTACCGAGATCATCAGCAACCTTTGTAAAGTCCATGTAATCCATAAGGTTAGCTTCATTCAGCGTATCGCCATGACCCGCATCTTGGAAAAGCTCCTCAAGGAAAACAGCGAGATCAATCGACTCAGCGCCATTCTTTGTTTGCAGTGTGTTAACAAACTCCATTAACGTCTTCTCAATGATCGAACCCGTAGGAGCGTGCTTCGCAATCTGAGCGAGGATTTCACCTTCAGTCATAGCCAGTGTTCTGAAAGTCGGAACCTCATCAAGCTTACGAACGTCGATGCCATACTTCTCATTCAGGACATCCAGAACGTATTGCTTGATCGGCTTCTTCATCTCGTAGATCTTACCAGCAAACTTGTTAAGATCCTTTTGCGAAGTCTTGATCTCGTTCATCGACAACGAGTTGTGTAACAGATTGGTGATCTGCTTCTTAGTCGCCAAAGCGAGGTAAGGAGCGTCCGAGATTGTTTGAGCAACTTGGTGACGAACCGAATCGATATCACTCTCAAAGATCATCGAAGCGAGATCTTGAACGCTGTTGCTGTCAATCCAGATGTTATCGAAGTTTTGCTTGGCTTCGAGCAGTTCTTTCTGGATAAGCTCTTTTCTGCAAAGGTGCTCGTAAAGGTTGGTCTTACCAATAAACTTAACTTCGATCTCCTTCGCCTCTTGAATCTGATCGACTGTTCTCTTAGGCAGATCAAAACTAGTCGAAACAAGGTTGACAAGCTTCATACCAGTCTTCATACCAGTCGATTGCAGCATCTCCTCATTTTCCTTAAGGAATGTCACTAACTGATCTCTGATCTCATTGACACGTTGGAACTCCTTCGAGGAGGTGATCTTAGTAGCCTCACCAAATCTTTGAGTCTTCTCTTCGAGTCTGTTCTTGATTCTTTCGTAGGTGAGCTTAGTCTCATACATCGAAAGGATCTTATCAAACGAACCCTCAGCCGACTGGTAATCGTCTTCCATCAGGTTTGAGAGGACATTCAACACCTTCTTATCGGTAGCTTCCTCAAACGCTTTCTTGTTGTTGAGAATATCAGCATCCTCCACCACAATCTTAGTCAGCTTTAAAGTCGGCTTGAAAGCATACTTACCACTAATCACCGAACCATTCTCGGTCAGGTAGGTTGCAACACCATCCTCAACAGAGAACAGTTCAACATTCTCTCTCAGAGTACGAGCTAAGTAATCACCAATCTTGATCAGGTTACTAAACTCTTTTCCACGATTTTCAATCAGATTCGTTAACATAATAAATATACTTGTTCCAAAATTATTTAGCCCCGTCTTTCGGGGTTATTTTATTAAAATGCTGTTTCTCACTCATCTCTTCAAGCAGTTTGATCAATTCATCATCACAACCAGACTCTATGGCAAGAGATTTCATAAAGTTGTAATCTAAAGATTCAGCGGCTGGTGGTGGTTGTCCTTCGGTAGGAGGGATATTTTCGGCTGATTCCATAGGAGCGCCAGGAGGAGCACCCATTGGAGCGCCACCAGGGGGAGGCATACCTCCCATTTGAGCACCAAACACAGGATCCTTCTGATCTGCTTCGAGACCCTTCTTGGCTTCTTCAATCTCACTATCAGACATCTGATAGTAATCCTTGTAGATCTTCTCCATTGGGAAGATCATAAGACCCTTAACAGCCTGAACCACACGAGCCTTCTGTTCATCAGTATCAAGCATTCGCTTGAGAGCCATGTCGGAAGGAGCAGGAAGTTTAATCTTAAGTTTAGAGATAAGTGTGGTTGGGAAACCCTTAAGCATTAGGTGTCTCTTTGCAATTGTCTCTAAACCAAGCTCAATCGACTTTTGGATTCTAGTAATGACGCGAGCGAACTTAACATCAAGCTGCGACAGGTTAGCTTTACGCTCAGGTGATTGATCTTTCTCAACGATGTAATCCTTCGGAATCTTAAGTGCAGCAAGCAACTTATCTCTAAAGTATTTCACATCGTCAACCTCACCAAGGTTTTCAGCACCCGGTAATGTATCAATCTTAGTGCCAGTGCCCTTACCATTTACAGCAATGTAGAAGTCTTCGTCAGCAGCTAATGCATTGAAGTTTTCTTCAATGTTACCCGTTTGCGAGTTGTAGCTCTTACGCTTCTTAAACTTATCCATCTGCTTCTTGATATGCATCTCAGCCTTAGAAGCAGGCAGCGAACCCGTATCAATGTAGAAGATACGACGCTCAGGAGCACGCACAAGACGATAGATGAGCATGGCATCTTCCATCATCTTCAGGCTCTTGTAGGTTACTCTAGCAGCCGCAGCAACCGATTTACCATAAGGGTAGTGAGTCGGATCAGAAGTGTGGAGCCTGAAGTGAACAATCTGGCCGGGATCTAAGTTAATGATACGAGAGTCATCTAAGTAAGGACCAA